ATCTGCTGCAGTAAACATACCCTTTGTTTCAATAATGATTCCGTTATGTAATATGAAATCAGGAGTATAAGTGCGGTAGGCTAGGTCTTCCCATTCAATCTTAACTGACTCATAACTAAACTTAATGTTTTGTTCTTTGAGTAGTTTAGAAACAGAAATCTCTAGCCCACTGCGATACCCATACTTCCTAGCATTACGGAATTGTGAGTACGGAAGTGCCATTAGAACTTAAAGTGTCCTGACCATCCGTTTATATAAGGAACACCAAGAGCTTTCATTTCTTCTTGAACCGCTTTCTCCGCTTCGTTCTTGGTTTGTATTGCTGCCCTCAGACCCGCTGTTCTAAGTTCCCTATACTCTTTCTTCTTATCAAGAAGTTGTTTTTCTAACTCCTCAATCTCTTGCCTTAGTTCGTCAAACTCTGTTACCATGTTTATACTCCTCTCTTAGTTTAATATATGATACAATCTTCGGATTCTTTGCTTTGGATTTAACCGCAGGTAATTCTTGCATTTCAGTCCAACAAGATTTCCGATACGAACAGAACGTACAGTTTTTATTGAGTACAAGATTGCCTGTCTCTACACCATTGAACGTTTCGGGTTCAGGTTCAAAACATCTTTCAAACTCATTGCTCAACGCTTTGTGTACGTTCTTTTTTATATGGGATATCTCTTCATCTATGTCAAGCCCTGTAGCTGGAACATATTTGAAATCCCCATTTGCCTTATTGACTACCCACCAACCGCCTGCTTTTTGTTTAGCGGCTTTAGCGTAGCCAGCAAGCTGTCCTACATACCCAAATGTGTCTCCTTCTTTTAACGTATCGTAAGATTCAAACTTGTGTACGTAAGACCAATTAGATGCTGACTTGATATCGTCAACAGCACCATCAATAGATATATCGTATGTTCCACTAATAGGCTCATCATCATTAAGCTGTAGATTAACCGATGTATCTTTGTCTTCATACTTTACTCCTGCTTCTGTTAACAATCCTTTGAATACTGCTTCGACAATATCTCCAAGCATCATGTTCATAATGAATGTAGTAGGACGAGGCAATGCTTCCTCTGGTCTGTTCTTTTCAAACCAAAGTTGGCAGGATGGTCTTCCGATATTAGACATACGTAACCGAAAGCCATCCCTTTTATTGCCCCCACCGAACTGACGTTGCAAAGCATTCGCAACATCACTAGCCACTCGTTTTACAGTCGCATCTGACATAGTAGTGTTACCAGACACGGCATCTTGCATGTACTGATGCAATGCCAATTCTGCGGGGTGGTTCATCATACCACTATCTCATCATCTTCAATGCCAATATCAACTATATCGTCAATACCGTCAATGTCTTCGCCTTGAGGCCTAGCCTTGTCAGACCACGAGTTAATGATGTACTCGTTATAGTTTTGTATCCAACCCATAAAATCAGCAAATATATTCTGTTCATTATCGGTTAGCTTCAAGGTATTAGTCAGGTCAAGAGACACAGTAGGCAGAAAGAAACTGTTACCGTTAGGTAACTTTCTTTCCTCTGTATTGGCAGTAATATGATGTGCAGGTGGTACTAGCTTCATCTTTTTGAATTGGTTAAATATCACACCGACATCCTTGAAAGCATCTCTGTTTTCAATCTCCCATATAAACGGTTGTTCTTCTACAGAAGTTTCTGCACCCGTATTATCTACAGGATTAATAAGTTCTACCGTACCGAACACAACACGTACACGTTTTATTTCTTTGATTAACGCTTGTGTTTTCTCGGGCAAGGATTGAAAGTCTTTGATAAATCCTGCAGGCTTACCACAGTTAAACCCACCGTCATTGTCTTTCAAGTCTGTGTTAAGGTTGTCAGCCATAACAGTTTTGACATAACGATTTGGTCTATCGCCCATGCCTTTAATAAAACGCTTGTACATAAACCTTTGTGCATGCGCTCTAATACGAACTGATGGTGCATAATAGGTAGGACCATCAGGAATCTCTAGCTTATACGTACCGCCAGAAACAACTTCCATGTTTACTTGTTTACCTTTTACTTCAGCCGTTCCCATAATAGGGGAATGGTTAATGCGCAGTCTTGCTAATGTGCTAGACTTAGCTTTTTCCGTACCGCCTTCCGATGCCATGCCCATAGCTTTGGCCATAGCTGCGTAGTTGTTGGTATCTATAGAGGTTATTTGTGTAGTCATATGTTGACTCCTTTCTGCTGAGTTAATGAGACTTAGTTATATCAGTTTACATCCTTTGTGTCAAGCCAATTAGAACCTATTTTTGCTTCTAGTAAAAGCGGAACATTAAAGCGTACACCCCATCGTTGTTCAATAAGATTTGGCAATACTTTATTTGTTTTGTGTATGTGTTCTATGACTTGTTTTTCCTCGTGAGGATGAACGTCAATTACGATTGAATCATGCACCGTGTTTACAATACATGATTTCATTGAGGATAATAAGCCCTCAATGTAGAGTAGTGCGACAGGCACAATACAGGCCGTCGCAAACGATTGCACAGGATAATTTTTTATCTGTGTAAAGTGTGACACTCTGCCATTGACACTGCGTTTTACATCTGGAAATGCAAACTGTCTGCCTGATGGCGTAGTAATAGTGCCAGTGTTGATAGCTTCTTTTGCAAGCTTATTGTGCCACTCGGCAATACCCGCATACTTCTTGTTAAACTGCTTGTAGTAAGCACCCTCTGCTTCAGTGCGACCAAAACTACTAGCCCCATATAGCGGTGCGAAAGTATGTTCCTTCCCGGCTTGGCGAGAAGTAGGCTGACCTGCATCTGTAATTACTTTAGCTGTGTAGGCATGAACATCAAAGCCTGTAGCTACTTCTTCCATAGCCACTTTGTCTTGTGCTAAGAAAGCAGCAACCCTAAACTCTAGCTGTGCAAAGTCAGCTTCCATAACCTTACCGTCATCCCAACGTGATACAAACACACGCTTTACAGGAAACGTACCGCCACGTGGCATGTTCTGCATGTTAGGGTCTGCACCACTAAACCGACCAGTACTCGTGCGGTGTTGCAGTAAACGTACATGAAGCATACCGTCCGACTTAGTATGCGTAGTTATACCGTCCACAAAAGAAGACAGATATGTTTCGACAGCCGACAGTCTACGTACTTTAGATAGGAAGTCTTGTGCATCTGCCATACCTTTACCACGTGCGGCACTCTCTAACGTTTCAAGATTCTGTTTACTTGTGCTAAAGCCATTCGCACTAGCCCACTTAGCATTAGGCGGTCTGAATTTAAGACCCGCCCTAACAGTAGTATCAGTAAGACTATAGCCATTGCCGTTGCATATCTTGCATGTATTGGGTTTTGAAAAAGGTGTTCCATCTTTTCTTGTCTTCCTTACTTTGCCAACGCCATTACATGCACTGCATTGTTGCGCTTTTGTTTTGAATAGGCGTTGTGTGTTAGCAGCAATCATGTAACGAAAGTCTCCATCAGACATGTATGGGTCAATTTCGTTACCCCATTTATCTTTGTCTATTAGCTTACGTCCATATATAATCCAACCTAATTGTTCAGGGCTATTAAGATTAATAGGTGTGTCGCCCATAAGCTTTCGTACATGCACTTGTAGTTCTTTCTGTAAGGTATCACGTTCTGTCTCAAACTCAATACGTACTTTGTCTAATGCAGTACGGTCAACTTTAAAACCACGTTGATATATACGAGCAAGAGTAACACACACTTGATTAGTTAATATCATGGTAGGCATTAGTGATGCGTCAGGTAAATTTATATCGTGCCACAATTTATCTGCAAGCTGTTGTGTTGCATGCAAGTCAGCCGAAAGATAGTCAGACAACTCTGCATGGGGTATGTCACGTGTGCTGTACCCTTTGCTGAAGTACTCCTTCAAGGTGTCTTGTTTCTTTGTATCTAAGTTGTACCTCTCTGCGCAAGCTTCCAAAGACAATGGTTCTTTTTGTCCACGCTGTAAGATGTAAGCAACCAACATGGTATCAAAGACAGGTCCGTCATAGGTAAAGCCTGACTCCCACAACCACATAAGGTCATACGCAGCGTTGTGCATAATAAGTACAGTTGCCTTGTCCAACCACTCTTGTACTTTAGCATGTCCATTATCTGTAGGCTTACACTCACTGTGGTCAAACGTAATAATATTTTCTTCTCCGTTGTCGGTAAGTATACCAACTTGAACCAATGAATTGTTTGGCTCAAAGGGGTCTAAGTGAAGCTTACCGTCACGCTTAGTGACTGTATTCTCCACATCTAATGTAATCTTCATCCTTCGTACCTCGCTGTTAAGTAGTTGAGTTCACAGTTCACCATACCATGCCAACCATTAAGCTTGTTCTTAACGACGTTAACATGACGTAGTGGGCTTTCCTCTTCTTGTCCTTCGACAGTCGGAGACTTAGCAATCAAAAGCATAAGGTCTGCTTCTGCCGCTTTGCCTGTACGTGAACCTTCCATCATACTTTGATTAAGTACTGTGCGCCCTTCAGCTTCCGCAGATAACTGTGACATATAAAACACAGCACAATTATATTCTTTCGCAATAGCACGAGCATGGATTGCATTAGCTTTAAGTGCCTCGTCAGGTCTGGCATAGCCAGCTGTAGTAGCAAACTTATCACCCATGTCTAGCACAAGTATGTCAGGTTTGTATGACTTACATACAGACTCAACCCATGCCATGTCTCTACCGCCAGCTTCTTTAAGAAAGATGTTTCGTTTGATAGGCTCATATAATGCTCTAGCCTTCTGCATATTGTCACGCACTTCTCGTGCGGACATGCCTGATGCTGCGGTAAGATACCTAGCACCAACTCTGTGTGGTGGTTCTTCGTTACACAGTACGATACATCTTGCACCTTGCGATGCAAACCCTCCGGGTGACGCAACAATACTAGCATGAAAAGAAGTCTTACCAGTATTAGGTCTTGCTCCTACCTCAATCAGTTGTCCGTCTGAAACGCCCTCAATCTTACGAGTGATAGGTGCTATGTTAAACGCCCACTTAGCTTCTAACTCCGCCTTTGCCATGAGTGTCTCAATACTAATGTCTTCCCACTCAATGTTTAAGTTGGGCGTGAAGTCATCACCGTATTGCTCAAGCAAACTGCGTAGTTTTTCTAAGGTGGATGCTGTGCCATTGACCATATCAAACCCTATGTTAGCAACGTCTTCGCCAACAACTTGTTGGAATAATTTAGACAACACCTCTTGTGCTATGTCACTACCCATTGGGGTTTCTTTTTTGACCTGCATAAACAAACTTGCATAGGCTTGCTTCTGTGCCGTAGTCAACGTAGGATTGTCGGACATAAACAATGCCTCAATCTCATCGGGTGTTACGGTACGCCTATACTTATCCATAGCAGAGTCAATGGATTGTTTTATTTTGCGAACATCCTTGCTAAACAAGCGGTCAGGACATTTCGCACCCCTATGGTCATCGTAAAACGATTTGTCCATAAGGCTTCTTACTAGTGCTATTTCCATTCTTATACTCCTATGTTGGTTAGGTTCTCTACGTCCGTTGGGTTCTTGTATTTTAAGTCATCGGTTAATCGTAGCACACGTACTGTATCTACATAACCTCTTAACTCTTTTGCCATAGTAAGGGTCTTTGGCAAAGCATCGGGGTCTAATGCTATAATAGCTGTCGAGAACTGTGATAAGTACCTCTTGTGTGATTCAGATAAAGATGTTCCCAACAAAGCGACCCCACGCCAAACATCGTTACCTATAACTGCAGCACTTATACAGTCCTCAACAACTACTGCGACATTACCACAACCATAAGCATATGGCAAGTCGCTTTTACCGTATCTCTTCCATTTAGGGAGTCTTTTTCCTAATGCACGTCCAGTAGCATCAACTACCTTACCCTCGTGACATATAGGAAACACTGCCCTATGCTCACGAACATCGTACAATAGCTCGACTTCATCCTCATCAAGACCGTACTCATCTCTAAAGGGCTTGACTTGATTGGAATGAGATACGATAAATTCTGGCAGTACGAACTTGTCTTGTGCAAACTCTTCTGCACCGCCAAAACCTACACGGATATCATCTACCGTCATTCTTACACGAGTGCCACCTCGTAAATTACACGAGGCTTTATAGCAATTCCATACAAGTGAACCTAGATTGTTGGTAACTGTAAATGTCTTTATACCTCCACAATCCGGGCAGTTCATACGTTTTGTATGCCCATTGGATATATCTATATCACTTATAATGTTATCTATATTCATATGTATATATCACTTTTCTGTAAGACACTTGCTAGTGCTTATATCATGCATCTTTCTAGTAGTCAACGCATAATTAGCACTCGTAAATGTATTTTTCATGTAGGGTTTTACTGACTGTGGATTACTGTGTCCTGTAACCGACATGATTTGTCCTATACCGACACCAGACTCTACCATTTCGGTAGTTCCTGTCCTTCGTAAATCCATCAGTCGCAACTCTTCAGACAGCCCACACTTACGCATGACTGCCCTTCCAGCTTTCGATAGTCTTTCCATACTGTAAGGGTGGTACATGCCATCAACAGGCTTTACACGGGGTGCTATGTACCTTTGGAATCCAAAGTCATCGTGCTGTTGTTTTAGCATGGAACACAAGTCATCGCTAATAGGTAGCGTTACCTCTGCCCTACGCTTACTTTGTTCAAGAAATAATTTCTGTTGCACAAAGTCCACATTATCCCACTCTAACAGTCGCATGTCACCCAATCGTTGACACCATTCGTATGCCATATGGATAATCAAACCAATATTTCTGTAGGCAAAGTCGCTGTAGCACAAGTCCAAGAAGGATTGTATGTCACTCTCCGACCACACAACCTTTCTTTGCACAGGTGTTTTTCTTTTGACTGTTGCAAATGGGTTACTGTGTGCATGTTCCATGTCCATAGCAAAACGATAGACACGAGAGGCACAGGTACAAACGTGGTTGGCAAACTGTACACCTCTCTTGACCCACTCCTCGTAGGCATGCTTGGCCTGCTTAGTCGATATAGTTTGGAAGCGTCTGTCACCCAGACTGTCAAGTAAAACAGACAACAAATATCTGTAGTCCTTTCTAGTTTGTTCACGTAACATACTGTAATCATTGGATTTATAATATGCCTCTACAAGCTTTTGTAATGTGTGGCTTTTGTGCAACACTATAACCTGTGCTTGCTCCTCTCGCCACTCATCAATCTTGCGATTATTCTCTGCGACTATCTTACGCACTTGCTTTATGTCACTGCCGTATTGCTCACGCTTTACGACACCAGAATCTACCAATTTTTGTGGTGGATTGAATCTGTACTCAACCACACCATACGCAGTAGTCCTAGCTTGTGTATATCTAGGTAGCTTCATTAGGCAGCCACTAACTCTTTGAACTGAGGCGTAGCTATCCACTTGTTTACTTCAAGTTCTCTGTTGAGCATAGTCACACTCTTGGTGTCACCTTTAGTGTCCTTAATTGTGAAACCATTGCGTTCATCACCGTAGGTAGAGTAGTTGGTGAAGGCAGAGTAAAGAGCAAAGGCATTGTGACCACGCACACTTGTCTCTTGTGAGTACAAGGTGTACATCTTCTTAGCCTTAGTCTCAGACATAATCTTCTTAAGCAAAGCTTTAACATCTACATGTTGTGTGTCTGTGTCAGCCATGTCCTGTAGTCTCTGTGTCTGTTGAAAGAAATCTCGCTCTGCTCGTTCCAGTTTGTAAACAAACCCTGCATTAGTATAGTTAGACGAGTGCCTACTCTGTACTTTATCATGCTCACCATTTATCTGTCCATTAAAACAGAAGGTATCTATAGTACCCAAGAAACAGTTGGCAGATGTCAAGCTATCTATAGACGTAAAGGCAATCCATCTAGGATTAATAACTGTCTCCATCTTAGGAGTAGTGATACGTTCAATCCTATGTGGTAGTGTCACATCCATACATGCAAACCCGCCTCTGCGTCCTGTTCGCCAGTTAAACTTAGCACCTTCTAACTCTTCTGGTTCTAGTATGTCGGTCATCGTAGACCACACTCCATTGAAAAATTCACCATATGGTGCGACTGGTCTACCAGTACCCACGTAGTCTACAGCTTCGCCTGTGTCTAGTCTTCTGACTAGCTTTTTATGGGGTACTTCAGTACGTTCTACTGATATGTTAAAGTCAATATCCTTAGGGATATCTAGTTGGTTTGTAAAATCTAAGGGCATATATTGTCTCCTTTTAGTTGGTTAATAAAAACACAAATGAGTTTAAACACATTGTGTATGTGATACATATTAGCATAACTAATATAATATTCAAGCCTTCATTCATTCGGCTTTAATCTCCTCTAATCAATTCCATTGATAGAATATGTGGTCTTCAATTCTTACCACTTTATTCTTGCGTTTTGCCCATGCAGGGCGGACATAATATGCGTGGTAGTGCGTACTCTTACCCACCACATCTAGCAATAGTATATTATTTTGGTGTTTGTAGAGTACGATGTCAGCTATTTGCATAGCTTCCAACCATGCGTCGTCATTCTTTACAGCATCACTTTTGCCATCACACCACCAACTAAATTGGCACTTGTGCCTCACAGGTAATCCCGGACTATACTTGTACGTAGGTCCTTGCTTCACTACCTCACACACTGTGTTGGGATAACGCTCGTCATCTACTCGGTTCATCACAACTTGTGCTACTGCGACTTGTCCTATGAACGGCTGGTCCCTTGCCTCGTGATAGACATTAAGTGCAAGACACATTAGTGCTTCTATAATCATAGTTTAACTCCTACATGTGATAGTATTTCAGCTTCTAGGTTTTCTATACTATCCTTGTTAGCTTGGTACAGAATGCCAATACCACCTTTGTCATTCCACTTCATAATATTAGTAGGCTTGTCATCAACAAGTATGTTGCTACTGCCATCAATACTATTCGTTGCGTAATTTTCTTTCTGTCCTGTGAAAATTAAGTTACTTATCTTCGGCATATACCCATGCTTTTCCAACCATCTGCGTTTCCAATAAGCAGAGTTATCTCTGTCACCTCGCAATGGACTAGAGTTTATACCCCAATCCCAGTCTGACCTATTGTGGGTTATGTCTCTAGCAAAGTCTATCAGTTGCCTTGTGGTGTCAAACTCTTTTAGACGAAAGAAAAAATTTGTGCCGACTAAATCTGCTAGTGCTTTGCGTTGGTCATATATTTCTTTCCAATGTTTCTTACCGTATTGTAGGGCAAAGCCACCGAAAAAATCTACAGCTACACCGTCCATATC